TCATACTTCCCCTTCTTCACATCATTAAACCAAACACCTTCAAGAAGACGATGAGTTTCACCATCAGTAATAGCAGTCATTACAACACCATCAACAGTATGCTTTCTCTTAAACCAAGTATGACTTTCATCATTAAATTGAAGACGAAGATATTCTTCATCATTATAAGAGACAATCTCAAACTTACCACCAAAACTAAACTCCATTTTTGGTTGAGATTTATCATTATAATTATCTTCTTTTACCTTCTCCTCATAAGCAAAATGATAACCTGCTCGGAAACCCTGCCACCTTTTATCATCATACTCGGAATCAGTTTCTAATTCAGGATATTGTCCCCACCAATCTTTGTATGCTTCTTCTACTGGTGATTTTGTTTTTTCCAGTTCTTCCAAAAATGAGAGTTTGGATTGGAGCATTTTGATTTCTTGTTTTAGAAGTTCAATTTCTTTATTGGAATTCATTTGTTTCAAGTAAGGAGTAGCATCCATCACACCATCTTTGATTGCTTGTCTAAAAGCATTACGCAGACCTTCATCCACTTGCTCTGGTGTTTGTTTCTTTGGATAAAATTCAGTCATAGTGCCCTCATAGCAGCAATTACAGCATTTCTTACGGTTTTTCCTTTTAGATGGTTCATACGAGACCCACCATTCATAAACACCCAATCACTTTCACCATTCATTTGGAGATTGTGTGGATGAAATTGATTGAGTAGAAATTCAAGGATTTCTGTGTCTGTTGGTTCAGTCATTTTCTTCATCGGGTAGTTTTTCATTCAAATCAATACCATCTAAAACTTTATCAGACCATTTTAGCACATTCTCAATCAGTTTATCATTAACTTCTTTTTTCTTTTCCACAAACTTTTCAATCAGTTCATCATTAGGGTCGTTGAGGATTTGTTTTACTGGGTCTTTCTCTTCAATCATCAGTTTGATTTGTTTGAGATTATCATAAAGTTCTTTATTGAAGTCATAACATTCAGTCAAATATTCTATGTTGTTGTCCTCATAGTTAGTTTCCTCACGGATTTCCCAAGACAAACCATCCATATCTGCTGCGGTTTCTGTGAGAAAGTATTCAAGTGTTTCAAGTAAATTCATTTTCTAATCACAGCAATTACTTTACGATTTGGATACTTCTCTACAATTATATCACGAGCACTCTCATAATCAATAGCATCCTTTACGGTTTCATAATACACAGTTTTATCTGCGTCATCCCAAGTTTGAACTTCGTAAGTCATTTCTTCTCCCAAAAAGGGTTTCATTTCAATCCATCCAAACAAATAGAACAAAGACAATCATCAGTTTTAGGAACTCTAAACATTATGTGATTTCCAGAGCAACAATCTCTATCACCACATTTCATACAATTATCACAAACCCACTCTTTTTGATTACGACATTTTACGAAATCTTCAAGAGTATAGTTTTGAAGAAGATTAGTCATTTCAGGTGTCTGTGTGTACAAGAGTATTATAGGGCATCCAGAGGCACCCAGAGCATCCCCTGTGCCAGTTCTTCAAGTGTCCTCAATAATTGTCGAAGCAACCATCATCATAAGCCTTATCATAGATTTCTTGGGCAAACTTCACAAAGGCATCAAAGTTTCCAGAATACTCCCAACCATCATTCTCATCCCAATCTTCTTCAAAGTATTCTTTTACAAGTTTTAGAAGTTCTTCATCTAAAATCATTAGAGTGCCTCCACATCATCAGCAATCTCATTCAGTTCTTGAGCAGTATGAGTAAGCCAAGGTTCATTTGATAGCACTCCATCTCTATGAATGAGAGAAGAAATCACACGAATAGAAGATGCTAATGCTTCTTTCATATCATCGGTAGGTTCTACAATCAATTCTGCTTTGAATGTCTCCCAGATTTGGGATGCTGTGTTAGTCATCATTGTGGTTCTCCAAAAAGTCCAGTGTATCCAGTGGAATAAGATGTTTCGTAGCAACCATCATCATAACCCATTTGATAGATTTTTTGGGCAAACTTCAAGAGGTCTTCTTCATCACATTCCCAGTAAATGTCGTGTGTTGTTTTACTTATGTGTCTATCAAACCCATAGGTGTTAGCAAGTTTGATGATTTCTTCATTATTCGTCATAGCAACTCCAACTCATCACAAATACCATCAATATCCTTTAAGCAGTCATCATAACCAAGAACATACATCACATTTAGTTCATCCTTAAAATCAACAGGATTTTGTCCTGATAGTTGCTTACGAAGATGTTGAAGAACCTCTTGAAGCATCCAAGCAGTATTGTGTGCTTCACTTTTACAAATAACTTTTAGAAGTTCTTCTGCTCGTTCTTTATTCGTGGTCATAATACATTTCCTGTTCATAACGGACATAATCACTTTGAAGATAGTTAAAGAACTCTCCGTCTTCACTTCTCATAGTATAGCACCATTCATCAAAGATTTCCCCAATCCACCACCAACCAACTTGGATTTTCTCAAAGAAGTTCATAGGACGATTGTAGAGTTTAGTCATCTTTTTTTACACAACTAATAAATCCACAACCTTCTTCACCACAACCACACACAACATAAGAATATTTTGTTGGTTGTTCAATTTCTCCTCGTTTTATTCTTGAATTTAGAATATTCTGTGCTCTTACGGCAGCAGAAAGGTCTTTAGGTGTCATCCAACGAAAACTCATTTTACTACCTCACACATAGGAAAGATTTTAGTTCTTGAAATAAATCCTGGTTTTGTATATTTTTCTCTGTATTCTGCTGCGAACTCTTTTGCTTCTTCTTTGGTTTCAAAAACTCCAAAGTATCTATGAAGTCCCTCTACACCTTCATATTTGTTATAAAGTCCCACTATCCACTTATGAGAATGTTCTGGGTAGGTGTCGTTTTCGGCAATCCAGTCGTAGTATGCATCCTTATTCATTTCAGTTCCTCTTCAACTTTCTCAATCTCAAAGATAGCATTTAGAAACTCCAGACCATACTTACCAACAACCCAAGCATCCTTATCCTCAAAAAATCGGTCTCCAACTGTTCTCATATTATAGCATTCTTTGTCTTTATCAAAGAAAGCAACGACATAGCAATACTCTCTTTCCTCACAACCATCTACTTCTGCCTTATACCAGCGGATAAGTTCATACTTTTTGTTACAGGTGCTCCATCTAAATTCTATGTTTCTAAATCTCATTCTTCATCCTCCGCAGGAAACAGATTAGCATACTCTTCATCAGTAAGAGTAAGATACTCTACATCAGCATATCGGTGTTCTTCGGCATACACCAGTTGATAGTGAACAAAGTCAGTCAAACTGGTGCTGCCGTATTCTACGACACCATCAACAAGGCAAAGGTAGTTCATTCAATAATTTCCCAATCTTTACAAGTTTTGTCACCGAAACGATTACTGCCAGTACGAATACTGACCCAGAAACTGTACTTACGATTTTCAGAAACGAGGAACCAATCACCATCACATTCCTGTTCCACAGTACAAACAGGATTACCTTCCATAATGTTGAATAATCTATTTTTAGATTTACTGGATTTAGGTTTGACTGTGACCTTTCGCATCGGTTTGTTTGTTTATAAAGTCATTATACAACCAAAAAGGGCACCCGTGAAGTGCCCTTGTGCCAGTTTGTCAAGTGTCTCAACTTCCCCAAGTAATACCAAATAGTTCAAAAGCAAATCCAAACTTCCAACACCAGAAGATAATATCAATCAAACGATTGTTTCCAATTCCAATTTGAAGATAAGGAAGGTCAGGATATCCGTTCCAGTAGAAACTGAATTGTAAAAATGAACGCCTCTTACCTTTGAGTAAAGTGAAGACATACTCTGGTCCAAAGTCTTCTTTCCTATAAAAATCAATAAGTTTCATTCTACTATTTCCTGTGCTAATTGAAGTAAATCTTGTTTATCCAGAACAATCATATCATTCTGGGCATTATAAAACTTCACGGTTTCGGCAGCAACCTGTAGAATTGCGGAAACCAGTTTCTCTTCGGTATCGGCACCCTGATTGTTTCTACAGTCCCATACCGCTTTCATAAACTCCTGTGCTCTTTCAGTCATTTCTCATAATGATAAGTTTTCCCAGTATTATACCATAATAAGTTTGTGTGGTACTATCACCTTCACATCGTTTGATTTCAAGTTTTGTAAGATGAATGAGACTTTGGATTTCTTCTTTACTTAAGTTCCAGTCTGTGAGATTATGTTCGGTTACTTCCATTTACACAACGCTGTATTTCATAATTTGGAAAATGGTGAGTACGAAGGGCATTATAGACAATAAATGCATTTGTAATAAAAATGGACAAAAACATTATAAGACGGACAACTGCCACTTGGTCGGCTTCTTTATCATTCTTACCCGACTTTTCACCTAATGATTTTGCGATAATTCTCCATACACTATTTTTCTGGTTCTTCATAATCTCCAATAATTTCAATACTATCCCACTTGTCCGGATACACTAGCATACAAACATCTCTAACTTTATGGTCGTAGGTTTCAACGCAGATTGTAATGTACTGATTTGAGATGAACCTTACGACTCCGGTATGATTTTTGTATTTAACTAAAAGACCTTCGGTGAATGTCATCATACAAAACACATTTCCAGCGATGTTTTCTTCAGCGGCATAGCAGTATAAGGAGTTGTATTATCTATGCTGACTTGTTTACCAATTGTCTTTGAATTCACCGGAGCATAGTATTCTTTTTTCTTTGGAGAATAGAAACCCCATACTGTTTTGGTGGGGGCACCAAGATTGTAATCAAACTTACGAGTACAGCACAACCAAATACGAATGGTTCTTGTATTGAACTGTTCGTACTCATAAGAATAATCTTTTGTGGGTGCCTTATGCGGAAACTCAATCAATAGTGACATCAGGAACAGCACGAAGAAACTGAGGATTATGCCCTAAGGCAAGATATGATTGAAGTTTTTGGTCGGATTCTTCTCTTGTAAGACCGGATGCCGATTCATCAATCAGCGCCCAACCATTTGTAAACATTTCTTCAATACGATAAAGTTGTGTCATGTGGTAAATGTCTCCAGAATGCCGGACTCATACTCATCAACAAGAGCAAACTTTTGTGCCGTGATTATTTTTTCCATAATACGGTCAACATAGCGATCATCAAAGGATTGTTCCTGTGATAAAATCTGAAATGCTTCTGTGTCTGACTCGGCAATCAGATTGATGATTCCACCATATTCAGAGGAAGGAAAAGGAACCCAATAATCAACAATGTACAAATACTTCATTTCTTGTCTTTAATTACTTTTCAATTTTAGCAGAATGTTGCACACAAGTCAACTGGCGTCTCAACTCACAGCGAACAGGAATCAAATGGCGGGAGATAAAGATTTCCCACTGATTACCCTCAACCAGTTTCATCACATTCTCCAGTTGTTCCAGAGCAAGTAGAATCTTAATATCGTTTTTCACAGAAACTCCGCAACAAAGTAATCAACCGTCAGTTCCAGTTTGGCAGCGGTATTCTCAATATATTCATCAATCAATTCGGGAGCATCCTGCTGAAGAATGGCATAGTAACTATACCAGAGAGGAGAAAGAACTTCATTCATTTGGAATAACGACAATCAGGATGGGGTTGTGGAAGTGAGGCACATACAGAATCATATGCCTTGAAGAGCTCTACATCACGTTTGGCAAGTGCTGCATTATACATCAAAATGCCAATAAATGCAAGAAAAATGTAAGTGACTTTCATCAGCAGGCACCATTCATAGGGTTGACATTAGCAGGTTGAGTATTGAATCCGGTCACTTCATAACCAAGACCAATACGCTCATCACACTCACGCTCAAAGTCACGTTTGGTGATACATTTGGTGCTCATTACATCCACACCCTGAAACTTGAGAACCTTGTAGATAAACTGAGTATCACCTGCCACGGGGAAATAATCCACAACCATCGTGCCGGTGGTAGAAGTGAGTTGCATCTGGTGTTCCGTTGATTACCTTGTAATTATAGGGCATCAGCAGCACCACAGGAGTGCCGCTGTGCCAGTTTGGAAATTGGTTTTGAGTGTCTGGGATACCATAGGCAGCGGTCGGTGCTTGGAGAGGCACCCAGACCCCTTGCAAACACTAGGGTCAAAACCTGATTTTTTGCGATTTTCGCCCAACAGGCAGTATGACAGGGACCGTGCAGGCAGAATCCGCTGTTTTTTGAAATTATACTCCTTTCAGAATAAGACGCTCCGAAATACACATCGACAGTTCCGCAGCAACCATATCATCCACATTACCAAGTTTGGATTGAATCGCATCAGGAATCAATTGTACCATCAAGTCAAAAAACTCAGGTTGGTCCATAATATAATCGGCAACATCCTTAGAGAGTGCCTCAGACAGTTTGATGATTGTGTTATTGGAGAGTGCCATAATTAAGCAGGAGTGACTTCAACGGAACGGATAAGATTTGTGCGGTCTTGTGCCAGGCAATCATCGACAATCTTACCACAGGATGAACGTGAGCGAATCATACGTTCTTCAAATACATTCTCATTCTCATCAGGAACCCAGTACTCAATCACCATACGATAGTTCTTCATTTGCGGGGAAACACAAGATTGTACTTGGAAATCAAAAGGTCACGGACAAGTTCACGGTCAATACTATCACCACAGAACTCTTCATTCTTAATTTGAAGAATCTGAATCAAATCATCGGTTGCTTGCTGAATCAGGGGAAGAGTTGCGCCCATAGGATAGATTCCACCTTCACCATAGAAGGAGAAAACATAATCCACAAACTCATCAAGTTGTTGCTCAGTTTGAGTCATCATTTCAGTTACCTTCAGCAATTTGATTGAGAACGTTACGGGCAAACTTCATAAAACCATAAGCAGTCACATCATCAACAGAATAACCATCCAACATATCAGAACCGTTGTAGGTGTTGACAATCATCAGGCAGGCATCATAAAGTGCCGCTTGGTGCTCCTCTTTAGAATGAAAGGAGATGGCGCTGTAAGAAGGAAGCATCTGGGGCGGTGTCCGTTGATTACCTTGTAATTATACTGCCTGCATCAGGCGGTTCGGGAACCAGTGTGCCACTTTGGGAGCTGGCACACCCTGTTTATCAATTAAGTACTCCACATATAGGGTTTCTTCTTGCTCTCGTGCCTCTATTTCGTGTGGTTGATGCCAATAGTCGTAATCTTCCATACATTCTTTACCATAATACATTTTTCCACGTTTCTGGCGGAGAGAACCGACTACCCACTGCCTCAGGTGGGTCAGTTCGTGAAAAAGAGTTTTTATATACAACTCCTCATCCATATAGGTATTCAGTTCAATCAGGAACTCTCTGGGGCGGTAGGTTTCGCCCAGAACATCACACCACCCATAAACACCCTCACGCCTCAATCCACGGTGAACAATCTCAACATAGATTTTGTGGCGTGGAAAGAACTTATTCAAAAACCAAGAGGTAACATCTTCGCAAGTGCGCTTGCGAAAACCATATCCAGAAATAGCGATGACAGATTGCATAACCAGTGCATAAACCAAAGAAAGGACGAAATAAAAATAAGTTTATCAGTCTTTGTCATTATTTGAATGTAAACAGTAATTAAAGAATAGACACAGTGTTGCCAATCCTAACCACCAAAAGAAAATTGTAAGCATAATCAGCAACCAAACATTAGAGCACCGAGTCCGGCACCAAAAATACCCCACGAATTACTTCTCTTATTTCCATAAGAATAGTTGTAACTACCAGAGTTACGATTGCGAGTATAGTTAGAATTGTAGTTGTATCCGGTTTGACCTGAGAGAGCAGTCGCTAGTCCATAACCAACGGCAGCACCCGCAGCAGGGTTACAAACTCTCTGTCGCTGATAGGTTGGATTCCAGTTACCACCACTTACCTGATTACAAGGAACATTATAGGATTGAGTCTGAACTCCACCCGGATAGTAGTTTCCGTACTGGTCATAACCACCAGGAACATATACTTCCTGATATTGAGTACAGACACCGTATTGATTCACTTGCTGTGCCATCACGGGCATTGGGACAAACAGAAGTGCGGAGAGAAGAAGAAGTTTTTTCATTTTGCGTACAGATAGGAACCTGCCCAATCGGCATTTTCAAACAACCATTCACGCTGCTCAATAATGCGAAGGTCATAACGAACACCTTTGGCAGGAGACTTGAACGATGCTGCTTTATAAATCTCTCCAGTTTTCTTATCCACAAAAGCGTGAACAGACCTTTGTCCAGCAGCATTCATAATGATTTTGTGATACTTCTTACCAGACTCAAAAGTGAAGTCATAATCACACTTACCATTCTTCAGGTCGGTGATGCAGGCATCGTGGTACTCTACATCAGATGTGCGAAGTGCGTGAGAACGAATACTGTAGTCAATAAAGTTCTGTCGCAGTGCCTCACACAGTTGCCAGCAATACTTAACAACATTCAGTTGGATGGTATTCTGGGCATCACGTTGAGCACAGAAGTCACTGAAATCCTTGGTGAGAAAAACAGAAGTCATCGGGTTCGTTGCGTATGAAAGTATTATAGGGCATCCAGAGGGGTCTGGAGTGCCCTGTGTGCCAGTTCTTCAAGTGTCCATAAAGGACAAAATACTTTCACTTTGTTCATAGATTCTGTTCTTAGTCATTGCAAAATATTCTGCGTTCATTTCAATTCCAATGAAGTTTCTACCGCATTGCTTAGCAGCAACACCAATCGCACCACTTCCCATACAAGGATCCAATACTGTATCACCCACATTTGAACTTGCCTCAATCAACCTTGACATAAGTTTGACTGGTTTAGGTGTGGGGTGGTCTTTATAATGTTCAATAGGATTACGCCATACTGCAGACTTACAGTGCTCATTAAATACTGCTCCGGACTTTTTAGCAAACACACAGTTCTCTATGCTGGAGAGCCAGATATATTGCCCATTCATCGGAGAAGGATTGGTTTTTTCCCATATACAGTGTCTTACAGATAATCCGTGATCTATCAGGCGACTGCGAATATGTGATACTTGAACTGAACCGCAAAAGATATAAATGCTCCCAGAAGTCACACGAACAACTTCATCGATAAAGTCATCCAGTGGAAATGTAATGATATCTGCGTGACTCTTATCCAGATTTCTTAATCCACCACTCTTACGATTTACCTCATCATATGGTATATCTGTAAGAGTAAGCGAAATGCTCCCGTCAGCAAGTGATGGGAGTACATTCATACAATTATCGTTATAAAGTTTTACATCATTCATAGTTGAAAATTATTGTACTTGGACATACCTTAGTTAGGCGACTCCAATCAATAGGAACACTAATTGTAGTCCAACCGTTGTTTTTTGCATACTTCCTATTTCTCATAGAAAATTTACTCTTCTCAAGTCCTTCCTTCAGTTCTTTGCGTAGCACTAGTGCTGCTTTTTTATGTAAAGGGAGGATGTAAAGTATAGCATCATTAATCTTGTGGTTGCAAAGTGCCCATCCGGGAACTGGCATTTTATTAGAGTAGAGACCAAAGTCCTGACTCACAATTTCTGCAAGAAAATCATCCCAAGGTGCATTTGGATCACGCAACTTATAATCGAGTGTAAATCCTTTCTGAAGAACTTTCCCCGTCTTACAACTCACCAAATCAAAAGAGGCATCAACACCTGCTTTATTTCTAAACTTAGAGAAACTATCATCTCCATAATTGTCCTCGAAAGTATCAAAATCTATGCGAATGTTATGACGATTTTGATACTCAACATTCAGTTGGTGGACAATTGCAAGGTGATCTCCTCTTTCAATAGATTGCCTTTCTTTTTCAAGAGATTGATGAAAATCGTGAACTTTATGATTTTTAAGATAAGGTTGTTGAATAGAATAAGTCATTAGAATTTTTGTGGAGGAGGAAGTTTAGGTGCATTCATTTCTACAGTAGTTTTCTGTAGGTTGAGCATCATACCATCTAGGGCACCAGCAACTGGAGTGAATCCAATCGTCGCAACAATAATACCAAAGATGGTTCCGGAAATGAAATTAATCATACGGTAAGAGCACTAGAAGGATGTGTTTCCCAATTTTGTTCCCATTGATTTTGATTAATCTGTGACTTTAATTCATTATGTTTCCATATGCCATAAAAATGAAGTTTAATCACATCAAATCCAAACTCCTGATTGATATTTTTTCCAGCAATTTTTGTCAATCTGCAAAAGTTTGGAGCATCTCCATATGAAAGAACGTTCCTCCATTGAGGGCATTCTTTTGCATACTTATACCAACTACGATTAAAAGTTGGATTTGCTTCTGGATTTGAAACTTGATTGCGAATCCAGTCTTCAATTCCTTCTATAGAATATTTCATAAGTCAAACAGCAAGAGCGCCAGAGGGGATTTCAACAATTTCGGGGAGTTTATCATCTTCAAACTGATTCATATTATAGCACACCCATTCACCATTGCGGAAGACATAAGCATACTCTTCGCTGTTGTCAGGAAGAAGATACTCGCAGAGGTCAGCATCAAGGCGAGGAGGGCAATCTTCACCACGGGCAGAGTAATACTCGGGTTGATTGTTATCGTTCCAAGCAACAGACATATCACCACCGTCAATCAGTTCGGCAGCAAGTTCTTTGCTGTTGTAGTGAGTCTTCAGAATGCGACCCAACCAGGACTCATAACCGTCCCAGTGGTGGTAGGCAGAAAGAATAGAACCATCGGCAAGTTCAAGACCGATGCGAGCGCGGGTTGCCATTGAGGGCGTTTGTTGATTACCTTGTTATTATAGGGCATCCAAGGCGTCCTACAAGGTCTCTTGTGCCACTTCAGGAACTGTCCTCAATCGTCGTAAAATCTACATTCTAGTGCATCAGGATGAGCATCGCAATAAAGTTCCAAAGGTGTGGGGTCGTGGTCATCTTCTGGATGATGCTGCTTATACACTTGTAGTGCTTCTAATTCTTCTGCAGTATGGCGACGTGTTTGTGGAGAGATAGTGGGGTCATCAAGAACTTGTTTATCCCTTTCAATATGTTGATCTATATTGCCCATAGGACTTGTTAAATTAGTTGTAGTATTTATTTTAATAATTTGTTGGTTCTGTTTGTGAGGATACACAGTCACCTTTACCGTACAGTGACCTTACAAACAGTTCGGTGAATTTTTCCATTTTTTGAGGGCAAACTTGACTTGGATCGTAATTAATTGCTTCTCTCAAAGCATTCAGCTCGTTCCACTCTTCTTTAGTGAGATAGTCTGCGCTTGTTTTGGAAAGTGTCATTTCATTAAATTGGAATGTTAGGATTTTAACACAAATCCTTTACTATTATGTAGAAACTTAATAATCTCTTTTGTTTTCTGTAAACTTTTCTAAAGCATCCAAATCATCTTTGAGTTCTTTTTCTTTCTTTTGGTCATGATAATAAGACCACAGGGCATTATGAACTTCCATCAGACCATCAACCCAGAACCCAGTAGGATAAATGCCAAGTTCATCCATTAATCCTCTGTGACTGGTTCCTTCTTTCTCTGCCTTACACATAATATGGCAGATTGCCTGAACCATATCAAGTTTGTCTGATTCGGAAAGCATAAAGTACTTTCCTACTGCTCGTTGTTTTGCCTCTTCACTTTCTTTTTGAAGTTGTTTACAAGATTCAGAATCCCACCATTCTTGTAGTGCCTTACCAAATTCGTTAGGTTCAGTCATCGCCAGTTCCAAAGATAGTTCCAAAGAAACCAGAGTCTCCCGGTTTACGATTTTCCAGTTTATCTAGCATCGCATCAGTATGCATCAGAGTGTCAATTCGTGAAATCATATCCGCAACCACACTACAAACCATTGGGCGTTCTTGTCTTGCTGCGAAGGCAAGTGCATTCCTTAGTGATGCTTCTGCTTCTTTAAGTGATTCTTCAACTGATTTAGATAGTGCCATTTCAATTCTCCTTAATCCAGAATCCATCATCAGTCATTGTATATCCTGCGGTAATCATTTCATCATAAGTTTGTGGAACTTTTTTCAGAGTCCACACCCCATCTACCATTTTATATCCAGCAGCAAGCATTTTATCTCGGTATGGATCACTCCAAGATTTTTTAAGAAGAAAACTACCATCTCCCTTGTCCACCCATTCAATTTGGTCTCCTTCTTTGAGATTTGCTGCTTCTAATAGGTCATCGGGAAAAGTGATGAATTGCATCTCTCCAAGTTCTTCAACTGGAAGAACCCACTTCTTCACTTTATCTACATCGCTTTGAGTCGCACTTGGCATTATCTTGCGATGCCAATCTGGTCTTGAAAGTGCTTCCATATCACTATGTCCCCAAGGAGGCATACAATCATCACTTACTTCTTCTGAGTCCCAAAAGTTATTCCAGGCACCTTTACATTCAGGTGACTGGTCATCTTTATCGCAGGTGACTGGAGAAATATAAGAAGGAGTCATATTTCCTGCCGTATCAACATTAAAAAAGGCAGTATTCTCTTCTTTACCGGCAACAACAGTCTTATCAGTCTCCCACTCTCTGGCATACTCATCATATGCTTGAATGTGTCCTTTACCATTACCATTCAGGAGTGCCAGAAGTTCATAGCATCGTTCTGTGTGATGTTTGAAATAATGATAGTTTTCTTCGGTTGCTTTTTTAATTACATCATATATTTCTTGTGAAGATGCCTCCGAAGACAAAAGAGTATCATTCA